CGCAGATAAGAATATTTTATTTGGTACACAGTCTATTTTCTCAGAAGGAATTAGTTTAGACTCATTAAGTTGTTTAGTACTGGGCACACCAGTAAATAATGAACCTCTTCTTACACAGTTAATAGGTAGGGTTATACGTAAAAAAGAAGGTAAAATCCAACCAAAAATAGTAGATATCCATTTAAAAGGTAAGACGGCAGCTAGACAAGCTAACGCGCGAATGGGATATTATGTAAAACAAGATTATAAGATAAACATTAAGTAACAGAAACTTTATTTGAATTAAATACATGAAAAAAATAGTTCTTGACAACCCCTCAAAAAATTGGTATAATATATGATATATTTTGACTGGAAGAAGATTCTAGAAGCGACTAATGGAAATGTTGCTGATATAATTACTATTATGAGAATTATTACTTATAAAATTACACCAGCGAATTACTATGATAAAACATTTAAGTTTTATGAAAAGAGTTTTCACGGTAGTTCTTATCTGTTAAACCCAGAAGCACTACTCGAGAAAGGTCGTACTTATAGCGATAAAGAGGTTGCGGAATATGTAGGTGTTGCATCGTTCCGAAACCCTTATGAGTACTTAAAAACTAAAGACACCACACTAGACCTCATTTTCTGTCAAGTTAGTGAGGACACGATAAACCAAAACAGACTGCTCGAGATTAGAGATGGAAAGGTTCATTTCAAATACGAGGAGACACAATAAGGAGAAATATTATGGCAATAGGCTTTAATACAACAAAGGGCTCAGCCCAAAAGTCCAAGATTGAAACTTACAATTTTGGCAACAAGGAAGACCATCACATACGTTTAGTAGGTGATTTACTTCCAAGATATGTCTACTGGATAAAAGGCGAAAACAATAAAAACATTCCTATGGAGTGTTTGTCTTTCGATAGAAATTCAGAGACTTTTAACAATGTCGAGCATGACCATGTTCGAGATTTTTACCCTGACTTAAAATGTGGTTGGGCTTATGCAGTCCAAGGCATTGACTACTCTGACAAAACTGTCAAAGTTGTTAATCTAAAAAGGAAACTTTTTGACCAAATCTTAGTAGCAATGGAAGACATTGGAAATCCTACTGATCCTGAGACTGGTTGGGATATTTACTTTAAAAGGTTAAAGACAGGGCCACAAGTATTTAATGTTGAGTATCAACTACAAATGCTTAAATGTAAACCACGTGCGTTGGAAGACTGGGAGCAAGAATTAGTTGCAGACCTAAAATCCATGGACGACGTTCTTCCTAGACCTACACCTGATGCTCAATTAGAGCTACTCAAAAGAGTACAGGGTGCAGAAAACGAAGAAACTGTAGACGAGGAGTTTGACGTATCATGATTGGAGTAGGACAAAAATTTCCAGAGTACTCACTTAACGGAGTAAACTGTGATAATGAAATGTGTGAAGTTGACACATGGTGGAATGATGATGGCTGGCAAGTTATCTATTTCTACCCAAAAGACTTTACTTTTATATGTCCTACCGAAATTGCGGGTATGGATATGCTTGTAGACCATGCTCATGTTATAGGTATTAGTGGCGATAACGAACATTGTAAGTTGGCTTGGAAAACAGTCAATGGTGCAATACGAGATATCGAACACACTTTAGCCGCTGACTGTGGCTTATACCTCTCTGAGGAGTTGGGTATTATAGATGAGAGTGAAGGAGTTCCTTTCAGAGCTACATATATTGTAGACCCTGAAGGTATTATTCAGCACGTATCAGTAAATGCTTTAGATACAGGCAGAAATGCAAAGGAAGTTCTAAGAACACTACAAGGCTTACAAGCTGGTGGTCTTACAGGTTGTGAATGGCAACCAGGAGAAGACTTCGTAGCATGATTTTGTTTACAGCGGACTGGCACATTAAACTTGGTCAAAAGAATGTTCCTACTGATTGGGCAATCAATCGGTATCAGATGTTCTTTGAGCAAGTTAATCAGCTAGAAAAAGACTGTGAACTTCATATCATTGGTGGGGATTTGTTCGATCGAGTCCCCTCAATGGACGAACTTACTTTATACTTTGATTTTATCAGAGGAGTAAGTATTCCTACTATTATTTATGATGGCAATCATGAAGCTACTAGGAAAAACAAGACTTTCTTTACTAACCTAAAGAAAGCAACTTCAGATGTAAATGGATTGGTAGAAGTTATTGATACTACTTATGTAGAAGATGACTGGGCTATCCTTCCGTATGCAGACTTACATAGAAAAGGTAGTATAGAATCGATTGACGCAGATATATTATTTACACACGTTCGAGGAGAGATACCACCTCATGTAATTCCTGAAGTTGAATTAGAAAGGTTTGATAAGTTTAAGACTGTATTTGCTGGAGACTTACATGCTCACGAGAATACTCAACGAAATATTGTGTATCCAGGCAGTCCAATGACAACATCATTTCATAGAAACAGAGTAAAGACAGGTGCTTTACTTATTGAAGATGATTGGTCTTGGACATGGCATGAACTTAACTTACCGCAGTTAATTAGAAAGACTGTATCAGACCCAGACGATATGGTACAGACTGACTTTGACCACACAATCTATGAACTCGAAGGAGATGTTCAAGATTTGGCAAAGATAAAAAACTCAGAACTACTAGATAAGAAAGTTGTAAAACGAGAAGTAGAAGCTACTTTGAATCTTACTTCCGAAATGTCTATTAGTGATGAACTTGTAGTATATTTAAAAGATATACTAAGTTTGGACGACGATAAGATTAAAGCAATAATAGGAGTGTATAATGATTATTCTACAGAAGTTAACTTGGGATAACTGTTTCTCCTATGGGAAAGGTAATGAAGTTAATCTAGCAGAGTCTACATTAACTCAGCTCGTTGGTACAAATGGAGTAGGTAAATCATCTATTCCCTTAATACTAGAGGAAGTATTATTTAATAAAAATAGTAAAAATGTTAAAAAAGCTGATATTGCTAATAGGTATGTTAATCAAGGGTATGATATTAGTCTTGATTTTACTGTCGATGACGATAGTTACAATATATCTGTTTCACGTCGTAGCACCCTTAAATGTAAGCTAACGAAAAATAAAGAAGATATTAGTAGTCATACTGCTAGTAATACCTATAAAACCTTGGGAGAGATATTAGGTATTGACTTCAAAACTTTTACCCAGCTTGTTTATCAGAATACAAACACAAGTTTACAGTTTTTAACTGCAACAGATACAAATAGGAAAAAGTTCCTAATTGACTTATTAAAACTTGATGACTATGTTTCTTTCTTTGAGACTTTTAAAGAAGGTGTACGAGTTGCAACACAGGAAGTTACAATCCTAAATGCAAAGACCGACACAATTGTTAAATGGTTAACAGACAACAAACTCGAGACTACAGAACTATTGTCGAAAGTGAATTTACCAAAAGTCGAGGAAAAAGACGAGAAAAGATTACGTCAGTTACAATTAGACTTTGAAAATATCTCTGGAAAAAATAAAAAAATTAACGACAATAATTTTCTTATTGAACAGTTAAAGTCCATAGATATTAGTAAGTTAAGAAAAGATATAGAACAATACCCAGAGATACAAGATACAGACCGTATCACTGGACAATTAGGTGCATGGAAACAAGAACTTACTCATGAAGTTAATATGCGAAGTAAGTATGAAGTTCTAAGAAATGCTGAAACACAAGAGTGTCCTACTTGTGAACAGCCAATTGATATGAAGTTCGTAGAAGAACACTATCAAGAGCATAATGAGAGAGCAGATAATTGCAGAAATTTTATGCAACAAGAACAGGACAAGCTAGAGACTATACAGAATGAAAATGAAATACATAGGAAAGCAGCCAAAACAACAAGAGAGTGGGAAAGAATCTACTCCTCTGTTGACACCTCGCTCACAACAACAGTTAGTGATCCAGAGGCAATCAAAGGGGCTATTCAAGAACTTAAGAACAAAGTTCAAGAAGCTCGTAATGGGCTGGAGGAAGTAATTGCAGAGAATGAAAGAAGGGAAAGATACAACACAAGAATTGAAATCATTACAGAACAAACTAATGACTTTGAGACAGAGTTATCTGAAATTACAGATAAACTTAGCGGTGTTGAAGATAAACTTTCGATTCTCGAAATACTTAAGAAAGCGTTTAGCACAAATGGACTCCTCGCATACAAGATCGAGTCCCTCGTCAAAGAACTAGAAGTACTAACTAATGAGTACTTAGCAGAGTTTAGTGACGGTAGATTCTCTATTAACTTTGTTGTAGAGAATGATAAACTAAATGTAGAAGTTACTGACACAGGTAAAATCATAGACATACTAGCGTTATCTAGTGGAGAACTCGCAAGAGTAAATATTGCGACATTAGTTGCAATACGAAAACTAATGACTTCGATTAGTAGAAGTCAAATCAATGTGCTGTTCCTCGATGAGGTAAACCAAGCACTTGATGAACAAGGGAAGGAGAAAATCGTAGAAATTCTCCTTAAAGAAGAAAACTTAAATACTTATCTAGTTTCTCATGGTTGGACACACCCACTATTAGAAAAAATAGAAATAGTAAAAGAGGATAATATATCTCATTTAGAATAATATGAAAGATGGAGATACTTTTTGGTTACACATATGCCCTTACAAACCTGAGTTTAGAGAGTATATCCCAGTTGGGAAAACTTGTAAAACTTGCGATTGGGAAGAGCTTAGTGAACACGAAAAAACAATAATAAGACAACAAGAACATAGAGAAAGAATGGAGCAAGACTATGACTACTAATGTAGATACAACGATAAGAGCAATAGAACACCAATTAAATTTAGAACCAGGCACAATACAGCCCGGGGGAGATTTAGTAAAAGACTATGGAGCTGATTCGTTGGACATAGTTGAGATTATAATGAATTTAGAGGAACAACTAGATATAGAAGTTCCTGATGATGCAGTCGCAGATCTCAAGCTTCACGATGTAGATAACTTAATTAAATATATCGAATCTCAATAATGGTTAACAGTAGACAGAAAGGTCATAAGGCCGAGCTACTTGTGGCCAATATGTTAACGCGTTGGACAAACTTACCGTTTGAGCAAACCCCTGGCTCTGGTAGTGGTAAGATTAAGGGAGACTTGTGGTTGAAACACCACATAAATGTTTTCCTTATAGAAGTAAAGTTTTACAAAGATGACGCAATCTCAACTAAAGTCTTTACAAATAAAAGTAATAATTTTGTGCAATGGTGGGTTAAGACTTGCCAACAAGCGGACGATAATAATTTAGAACCGCTGTTGTTTTTCAAAGCCAACCATGCACAATTTTTTGTATCAACAAAACAAAAGCCAAAGAACATAGACTATATGTATATATCTTTTTTAGATTCATATGTTTGTCTTGCTGAGAAGTGGCTAGAAAAAGAAAAACAGGAATGGACACATGGCGATAGAATTTACGAACCTTGGAAAGCCGCCAATACCTAACGGTAATTTGCTAGTAGTTGATGGTCTCAACTTAGCTTTCCGATGGAAACATCAAAAGAAGGAGTTCTTTAAAGTAGAATATGTCAGGACTATAGAAAGTCTTGCTAAATC